TATATAAAAATACCCAACCTGGTGGAGATATGGATCAAGCAACTAACATAAAAAATTTGCCTGTTATTAATTTTCCGCCATTTGCAACGGTAACTCCAACGTATTGGAATAAAACGCAAGTTCAGCCAACACCTGCCGAAGTATTAAACCCAGAGCAATTAAAATTTTACAATGCTAAAATGAAAAAATCTTTAAAAAATTCTTATACCTGTTAATTATGACAAAATACACACCTGTTTTTATTGCATACAATACGCCGCAAACTATTCCAACCGATTGCAATAGTATTATTTTTATAAATTTAGGAACCAGTAACGCAATTATTGAAAATATATTATTGGCACCTAGTCAAAGCTTTGTGATTGATGGAAATGAAAATGAGGAAACAAATGCTACATTACAAGTTAATTTTAGCGGGGGCGGTCAAAATAATTTAGTAGTAGTTAAAAAAATATTTTAATATATGGGTTTTTCATATAACGTTAATGTACTTAATCAAAAGGGATCTCCTGCATTGTACACAGATACATTTGCAAATAGGCCTGCATTTGGTTATGCAGGAAGATTATTTATTGCAAATGATACAAGCGCAATATATGAAGACACAGGGACGGATTGGGTATTAATTGCCAATGTAAGTAGCGGCGCGGGAACTTTACAACAAGTTACAACTAACGGCAATACTTCAAATGTAGGCATATCAATAACGGCGGGCGGATTAAGTACAAATAGTTTAACCGATACGGCTTTAACTTTAGGATCAGTATTGTTTGCAGGTGCGGCGGGATTAGTTACACAAGACAACGCTGCATTTTATTGGGATGATACAAATAACAGATTGGGAATTAATACAGTTACGCCTTCTAATACTTTAGATATTCATTTTGCGGGTACTGGTGCAAGTATTGGAATAAATAATACTGCTGGAAATCCCGCAACTATTGTCTATGCTAATACGGGTACCAATAAATGGAGAGTTGGTAATTCAGCTACAAATACTTTTGATTTTTTTAATGTTGCTTTGGCTTCAATAGCTGCTTATTTAGATAACACTAACAATGCAGCAACTTTTAATGGATCATTGCAAGTTTTATCTAGCGGAGGACAAAGGGATACAACTTCAAATTTAAATTCGTCAATTGTTGATTCTCGTGCAGCGGTAAACGTTACACCAGCCGCAAGATTTTCAAATGTAGGATCAGGTTATGTTACAAAATTAATTTTATCAGATACCATAAATGCGGATTGCGCTATAACTTTTCAACCAAATGCAACGATTGCAAATAGCACTTTTGGAATTGGTATAAATTCTTTTAATAATATTGTTTTAAAAGGAGATGGAAAAGTAGGTATAGGTAATGCTTCTCCATCACGAAATTTAGTTGTTCAAAATTCTGCTACAGTATCAGCAATTTCAATTGTTGCAAACCCTGCCAATATATCTTATTTATTATTGGGTAATACAACAAGCGATGATTTGGGAAGGGTACAATATGATAATAGTATTAATTCTTTACAATTAGGTACAAATGGAGTAATAAAGGCATCATTAACAACAAATGGAGCTTTTTTAATTAATACTCTAACAGATGACACCGTAAATAAATTACAAATTGCTGGAGGAACAAAAATAACAAATTCATCAACTGCTTTTGCTTTAAATGCAACAAGTGCATACACAATAGCGGCGGCAAATAATCCAATAATAACTTTTGGAAGATTAGGTAGTGCGGTTGCTGGTGCTATTGGTTACGATGATAGTTTGGGATCATTATATATTGGTACAACTACAACACATAATTTTTTAATTAAAACAGATAATACTTTAAGGGTAACTGTTTCATCAGCGGGAGTTGTAACTATATCAAATTTGGCGGGTACTGGATCAAGGGCGGTATTGGCTGACGCAAGCGGTAATTTATCGGCTCCTGTTTCTGATATATCAGTAAAACAAAATATTGAGCCGTTAAAATATGGTTTAGAAACTATATTGCAATTAAATGCGGTACAATTTGAGTTTATTGAAAGTTATAAAAATTACGGCGAAGGATTGCAAATTGGTACTATTGCGCAAGAAGTTGAACAAATAATACCAGAGGCGGTATTTACAACGCCGTCAACGGGTTTAAAGGGTATTAATTACGACCAATTAAATGGTATTTATATAAAAGCTATTCAAGATTTAAACAATATAATTGATGTTTTATTAAAAAGAATTGAAGCACTAGAAAATAAATAATTATGAAAGCAATACAACCCGTAGTTTTTCCGCTTAATTTAGGTACTGCAACAATTTTAAATTGCGTAGGATCTGATAATTTTAGCACAAGCGTTACAATATATTATCAATTGCTTACTGCAACAGATACACAGTTACAACAAGGTAATTTGTTAATGAGCAATTTTGATTATGAGGCATACAATACAAGCCCAGACGGTAACGAATTTATATACAATTGGACGGCGCAACAAATTGGCGTTACATTAATTTAATATGGACACAAATTTGGAAAATATATTTTACCTGGTATCATTTGTAGGTACAATAATTTTTATAGGTAGTTTTTACGGAACTACAAAAAAAAAATTATCAGAAATCGAAGCCGATATGAAAGAGATAAAATCAGATCGTTACGACATTATCGACAAATTAGCCAGAATAGAAACTAAACTTGATTATTTAAATAAAGAAAAATGAATAACTGGAAAACAACATTGGGGGGGGTATTAGCTGCATCAGCCGAAGTAATACCCGTAAATACAGGCATACAGGGATTAATTAGATCAATTGGCTTATTATTATTAGGATGGGCCGCTAAGGATCATACAAAGAGTTTAAATGACTTATCAAAATAAAGTAATCTTATTAATTTTAGGAGTTTTGGGTATTACTGCAATTACAAAAGGCGGAAGCTTATCTAGTGCTTTAAGCTTTATTAAAAAAGCGGAAGGGGGCTTGTATTTAAAAGCTTATCAGGATAGCGGCGGCGTATGGACAATAGGTTGGGGATCTACATATGATTTTGACAAACAAAGAAAAGTGCAGCAAGGCGATGTTATAACCGAAGCACAGGCCCAAAAATGGCTAGATATGGAAACGTCGCAAAATGCAATGGACATTAAAAAATTAGTAACGGTACCTTTAAATAATAATCAATTAAACGCTTTAATTAGCTTTGTTTATAACGTGGGTATAAATGGTTTTAAAGCATCGTCAATGCTAAGGTTACTTAATAGCGGAGCAGATAAAAATACAGTTGCGGCCCAGTTTGATAGATGGGTTTACGATAATGGGGTAAAAGTAAAAGGATTAATTAATAGGCGAACTGCAGAAAAAAAGTTATTTTTGTCTTAGTTTGTTTTAAGAAAGAAGGATTTTCATAGATTTAACGGGATGTTTCTACATCCTGTTTTTTTTTGTAAAATATTTGGTTATATCAATTAAATTATATAATCTTTGTTTATTCTTAATCTTAAAACAAACAAAAATGATCAAAGCAACATTTCGCTTTTTCTACGGAAGCGACGAACAACGTACACTTTACACTTACACAATTGAGTTAAATTCAGAATTTTTTACGGCCGCATTTGTTGAAATTAGTAATATTGTTACTTTTTTACAAGTTGCAGGATGCAACATTTTAGATGTTAAATTAACTGAATGTTCTAAAATTTCTCGGAAGGAATTTTAAAAGAATTGAATGGCCTAACTAGGCCTATTTTTTTACCTTAAAATTTAAATTTATGGATTATTTTGCCTACAAGGGTTACACTATCATTTTTTATCCAAAAAGAAAAATGTATGTTATACACCCATTTAACCAGGAATACAAAACTTTAAAAAGTGCAAAAGCCTGGATTGAATATTTAATTAAATAACTTTAAAACAAAAATTTATGAAAAGAGATCTAATACTATTTATTATTATGATTATTTTGGCCCTATTAGCAGACAGTTTAATAAACTTTTGATGATAGATAACCCAATTTACATTGAGTTATTAAAAAATGCCTATAAACGCGGATATGAACCCCCTAAAGAGCAAATATTACTTTCTATACAAGGCCAAAATATAGGAAGTATTCAGAATTATGTTATAATATCTGGTTTGCCTAAAAGTGGCAAATCTACTTTTACAACTTCAATTGTAGCAAGTAGCTTTGGCGTTTATGATATTTTTGGAATGAAGCTTAAAACGTTACCAGGGCGCAATAAAATTCTTTACATTGATACCGAAAGCAGCGAATATGATTTTTATAAACATATGAACCGTATTAAAGATGTTGGAGATATTAACGAATTACCCACATTTTTTGACAGTTTTTGTTTGCGAAAAGAAGGACCAGAAACAATAAAATTAATGATCCAGGCATATGTTGAAAATACGCCAGAGTGTAGCGTTATAATCTTGGACGGGCTTTTGGACACAGTTTTAGATTTCAATGATCCAATTGAATCTAGAAAAATTGTAAATTGGATTAAAGAAATTACGACAGTAAATAATTTATTATTAATTGGGATATTGCATACAGGCAAAAATGAAGGCAAAACATTGGGTCATCTGGGATCAAATACAGATCGTTGGGCGCAAAGTACGTTAAGCGTTAAAAAAGAGGAAAACGGATCTTTTATTTTGGAACCAAAATTTTTGAGATCGTCGGGCGGTTTTAAGCCCATAGAGATACAATATTCTATTGACGACAATAAGTTTATACAAATTAACTCCTTGCCCGTAAATGAGCTTAAAATAAAGCATTTTAGCAATTACACAGACCAGGAACATAATAATATTTTAAACATTATTTTTGAAAAACAAAAATACTTTAAGTACGAAAATTTAATAACTGAAATATCAAAAATTGAAAACAGGGGAATAAATTTTAGTAAAAGTTATTTAAAGTTTTTTAGAGATAAAAACTACATTTCAAAAAATACTCAAAACGAATATTTTGATTATCGCAAACAATTTTAAAAACTATAAAAACAAAAATTTATGAATGAACAATTAAAAAATTACAAATTGACAAGTTTGCAAATTCATACAATTGAAATATTGTATTTTGAATTTAAAAAACATTTAGAATGTATTGATAAATTATGCAATGAAAACGATAAGCAAAGCATTGGAATAGGTTTTGCTCTTGGTAAAATGTATTTATCTATGGAAGAAAATTATTATAAAGGAATGGCTTTAATAGAAGCAATAAACGAACAAAATTAAAATGAAAAATAATGAACAAGATAAAAATGATGATGCTTTTTATTTTAATAAAATCATCCTGGGAGATAGAAAGATTAAAAAAGAAACTAAGGATCAAAAGAGGGAAAGAATAAGAATAAGAATGTTAACAATACTAAACAGTATTGAAAAAAATTTACGCAAAAAATAATAAAAAATTGCCCCGCCCTATTGTTTTAATGACGGGGCATTTTTAGGTTTTTAACCGAAACAATAAGTAAACTTTTAACCTTTTTCAAAACAAAAATAATAAAATTATGCTAACTACCAAATATTTTACTGCAATTTTTTTTGATCAGCAAAAAAAAGCATACAAATATCGCAACATTAAAAACAATACTAGATCGCTGCAATCCTTTACGGCATTTGCTTTGAGCAAAAAAGCAATAGAGATAAATTTTTATTGCAAAGAGTCAAAAAATTTTTCACATAAAGTCTTTTTAAAAGGTGAAAAAGATTAAAATTTAAATATATACTTTTTTATTAATAATACCCTAATTTTTAGGGTTTTTTTATGTCTAATTTTCTTTAAATTTTAGGGTATGTTTTGGTACGGAACGGGTACGGAACGGGTGGAACGGGCCCCCCCCTAAAGGGGGGCCCGTTACTATTCACCCGTTCCGCACACATACCCGTCGAAAAAAAAAATATTTGTTGGTTTGATTTTTTTTTGTAGTTTTGGTCAACCTTTTTCAATTT